GACACAGCCTTGGAAATAGCATCCTGATACACCTGGCCTGAGATGGAAGGTGTTGCCTTAGCAAAGGTCTGGAGATACTGAACAGCATCCGCCTTGGTCATGTCCTTAGGAAGCTCAAACCACGTGATATCGGTGCAACCGATACCAGCCAGAACCTTGGTACGACGAACTGAATCAACTGCGAAACGAACCTTGTATCCAGTGGTGCCCTTGCCACCATTTGAAAAACCAACATACTTCACCATATCTGTGTTACGCATAATAAATCCTCCAAAGAGTTAAGTTCACCTACACAGTAATTCTACAAACCTTTTACCTGTTTGTCAAGTCCAAAATCAACCAACTTCACCACTTTCTTCTGGTTGTGCTAGGAAACTATGGAATCCTTCTCCAAAGCTGGCCAGACGGTCTAGATATTCCTGTTCATCTAAATCAACATCTGCCCAGGTTCGTACAGTGTCCACAATTTCCTTGGCTACACCAAGAAGGTCCATCGAATTTTCCGACATGATTCGTCCCCCCGTGAGAGTTTATGAGAGTGTTAGTCTCTGTATGAAATATAACACCCACAAGACCATTTGTCAAGTGCCTTGTAAGTGCTTGAAAATCAACAACTTAGACGGGGACTGGCCCCTGTGCCGAGGGGATCCACCGCCAGATTTCGCGTAATAAAGATTTTTTCAATCTTGTCCAATCTGTGCCTTTAAAAGCCTTCTTATAAAACATATAGCTGTAGAGCTTTCTATGTTTATCAATGTGCTTTATTACGGTGGATGGGTTAAGATGCGAATAGTATTGATTGATTTCCATGGCAATGTCATGGGCATAGGCTTCAATCTCACACCATTCACGAAGATACTCAATTTGTTCTAAACGCTTCTTGGAAATTTTATCCGAGTGGTACACACGGACTTTTCGTTCAGCCTGGTCTGGACGAAAATAAAACTGACTTTCATGGATTTTTTCATGTTGAATGATTTGTGACAACATGAAAATGAACCCATTATAATTTTGTCGTGTAAATTTAAAAGTGTTTCTTGACGGTGTGAAATGCATATTGACTACGATGGCATTTTTCTTCTTATCAGTATCGTAGTATCCAGAAAATGTATATGGATGTCTTACACTCCCACGCTTCACCTTCAATTCCTTGTCTCGCTTTACACGAATTTTTGCACCAAGTGGTCGAAGAATAACATTCAACTTTTTGGTGATTTGTCCATATGGGATTTCATGCCCGATGATTTCATCAGCAGGAAAATGAATCCTTAGTTCCTTGTGTATCTTACTAGCCAAGTACATGGGAACCTCCTGAACATTCGTATTTATAACAATTAGATTTAGAACTTAATACCGTCAAAATTCTTCTTAGCGAACATCTTGGAACTAAAGGTTGTGGGCTTTTGCTCCACTTTAAGGTCTTCCTGCATGATGTTTTTCTGTGCCGAAGCATCCACATCATACAATCTCATCTTGGCCCTGTCAACACCAATCACGAACCTCTTGTGTTGAGAAGGATCGTTGTACCGATTCTTCAATTGTTTGATGAGAAGTTGTCCGAGTTTTTCCAAATCTTCTGTGGAGATAATACCAAACATGAAGTCCGCAGTTGCTGGAAGTCCAAATGACTCAGAAGTATCAGTAAGCTCCATGTCACTATTTGCATAACCACTCCTTGTTGTTTGTGTGGCTGACACAATGGGAACATTGAATTCCACAGCCAAGCCACGAAGTTCTTCTGCTATACCCTTGATGTATGTATAGCTGTTCACACTACCAGACATCTTGAACCTACTGCTAGCACAGATGTTCAAATAATCAATGAAGATGATGTCAGGACGAAATTCCTTCTTCAAATTCAATTCATTCAACAAGGCCCGGAAATGTCCAGAATGTGCTGAGGCTGTAGGATATTCCTTGATGATGAGCTTGCCCTCCGACTTGTTTCGGATGCGAGAAATTCTATCATCAAACATTTGTTTAGGAAGATTCTTTAAATCGTCCATTGTGACATTCATCAAATTGGCATCAATACGTTCAGCAATACGCTCTTCCGCCATTTCCATTGTGATGTACAAGACATTTTTACCTTGACTCATGGCGCCTGCCGCCATGTGACACATGAACAAACTCTTACCCACACCTGTGCCCGCCAAGGCGATATTCAACGTCTTGTTCGGCAATCCACCCTTTGTGATTTTATTGAACATCTCCAAGTCAAAAGGAATACGTTCCTCTGTCTTGTGATAGAATTCAAATCTATCATCCGAATCCACCAAGTAATCGTGACCCACACTATTATCAAAACTTACTGATAAAGCATCCTTAAGAATGTCAGGAATTGCCTCGGCACTAAACTTTTCATTTTTTCCATCAATGATTTGAATGGATTCCACGATGGCATTGTATACAGCTTTATCCTTACAAAACTTTTCAGTTTCGTTCAACATCCAATCTTTATTTGTTTCTGAAGCTGTAAGTGAGATTACCACCTCAGACATACGAGAAAACTCCTCCTCAGTCAAGGTCTTGTCATTTTGTATGACAATGTTCAACGCCTCAATTGTAGGAGGAGCATTGTATTCATCTACAAACTTTTTGATATGCTGAAAAACTTTTTTCTCAGACCACTCAGAGAAATATTCATCTTTAAGAAATGGAACCACCTTTCTTAAATAAGTTTCATCATTCAGTAGGTTGCTGAGTATCAGAGTTTCCAGTTTCATTCGTTTCCGCCTCACGGAGCATGATATCTTCAAGAATTGTATTCAACACTTCGCCTAAAGTTTTTTCTAAATCTTCCTTCACTTCTTCTAACTTAATATCTTCTGGAATATATAACAAGTCATAATTGAAATTGATTTTTCCAAACCCATCAGAATTTTCACCTATAAATTCAATTTTTCCAAAGTTCACACACAATCCTTTGTATGGACCATCTTCAATAAGAATGTAATGGTCAGACTCAGTGGCGCCTTTAAAGGCGATGTTAGAGTGAACGGTATATTGGGTTTTATGCATTGTCATACTCCTCGGAAATCATTTCATCTGTAAACTCTGAAATCAGAGATGTTGTTGAAATGGCGTAGTTGTTTTTAATCCATTCTTGGAATGAAGCATCCTTAAGGATGGGCATCCAGAACTCACGATTATATGTATCATTCTGACGATACTTCTTTTCTTCTCCCTTCTTTTGGTACCAACCATTCTGAGGCTTCACAACATGACCAGATTCAAGTGCCACATCAAGAAGTCCTGACCAAGTGCTAATACCGCCCTCGAAGGATACTTCAACAGGAATCTTGCTCTTTTCACGAACAAAACGAGACTTCTCGACATTGATGATGAAATTATATCCCGTCAATCCTTCAGCACCCTTTTCTTGTTGACGCCCAATGATGAAGATGTTATCGGCGGAGTAATAGATACCAGTACCACCCGACACAATATCCTTTGGATACATTCCAATTTCCTTGTATGTGTGATTCACAACCACCATGGGAATGTCCTTGATGGTGAGATGTGGCGTACACATACGGAACAAACTCTTGAGCTGCTTGGCGCGAGTCATGTCAGCTACACTCTTGCCTTCAAGGGCATCCTCTACTTCCTTCTTGGATGCCAGGTTACCTACAGAATCAACAACGATGATAACATGCTCACCACGTTCAATGTTGTTGATTTGTGACATCATATCATGCTTGAGCTGTTCAATGTCTGTGATGGGAGTATGAATCACGCGGTCAGTATCAATCCCAAAACTTTGGAAGTAACCCGCGGGAGCTCCGAATTCGGAATCATAGAACAAGATGGCGGCATCTTCATACTTCTCCAAGTAGCTCTTAGCAAGTAACATGGCAAACGCCGTCTTGAAGTGCTTACTAGGACCCGCAAACACAGTCAATCCAGGAGTCAAGCCTCCATCCAAACGACCAGACAATGCCACGTTAATCATAGGCACAGGCGTTTGAATCATATCCTTGGCGGTGAAGAACTTACTATCAGTTAATACTTCTGTTTCGCGGATTGTGGAATTCTTTCGTAGTTTGTTAATTAGACTCATATGTTTCTCCAGATGATATTAGGAAATTGGTTTATAATATATTCTCGTTCTTTTTGCCATACAGGATTGGGTCCTGTGTAATCTGTTCTATAATAATGTTGCGTGTCACCAAATCCAGCAAGTGTTATTTCTTTAAACCCAGATTTGGCTGCATGCCACATGGCTAAACTCCCAGAACTAAACTCCATAGGTAGTTGCGCCAATGTGATGTTTTCAACTGCATCTTCCTGTTGTATGTAGGTGATGTAATGATTGTTGTTTTCTGTACCTATGACCACACCATGTTCTGTTGGGGCATTTGCAACAATCTTACCTTCCAAATTTAAGAAGGGAACAATGGATACATCAACAGGCGACCAATCAAGAAATATACAATATCGTTGATGGGCGTATCCGGATTGATATATTTCATGTTGCATAGGAATATCAGTGGATACAACCACATTTGCAATATCATCTTTGTAAATGTGATTGCATCCATATACGAAAACATCATCAGGAATCTGTAGATGTTGTCGTGCTTTTCCGTTACCTAGAATCCAAGCATTCATTAAAATAAATCATCCAAAGTTGAAACTTTATTTGTACTCCAACCCATACAATCTAAAATGGTTCGCATAGGTTCAAGAAAACTTTTTTCAAACATTGTATTATAATCAACATACTTATATAAGTCAAGCTCTTTTGGAAGACCACCATTGAAGGCGATGATGTTTTCCTTGATGGGATTTGGTTCCTTCAAGTACAAATACTTAATCTTATCCCCTTCTTTAATCATCTCATATTTCTTATCCAACTTCTTTGCCTTGATGTGATGATTATACAGCAAGGCACCTCGAACGTGAAGTGGTGTACCCTTCGTATAAATGGTACTTCCAGAATGATACTTTTTCAAGTTGTTTGCACTTCGAGGAAATGCAATCTCCTCAGGCGTCATTTCCTTAAACTTCCGTTCCAATTCTGAAATGAATTCTTGAATTTCACCTTGTGTACTCGTCAACGCCATTTTCAAAGCATCTCGTAGATATTGACGAACACTTCCAGGCGTGCTGCTTCGAACAATTTCTAACCCCTGGACCTTGAGCTTGGGTTCCTTGTATCGAACTCCTTCACTATCATACACGTTCAAAGCATAACGCTTCTTGGCAACCCATACAGCTCGTTCGGCAATAACTTCTCGCTTGAATTCCATTTTGGACACATAACCATTTGTTCTTGCCATGATTTCTTCACACGCCTTGTCGAGAACTTCAGAAATCTTTTCCTTACACAACTTATCAATCACATCCACAATCTTGTTTTTGTCCAGATGCGAGAAGTGTTTTTGAACCAGTTTATCCAATGTGATGTAACAACTATCTGTGTCGGAATAGAAAGTATACTCGACATCAGTGGTCTGGCACACCTTGTTCAGATAATCATTCAAGGCACGACCCACGTGCTGAATGATGTATTGACCTGTGAGTGTGATGCCTTCGGCAATTCTGTCATCATAGAATCGGAAATATTGATTGGCCCAGGCGCCATATAAACTATTCAACTGAATCTTGCGAGCCATTTGAATGTTGTTATACTTGCTGATGAGTTTCACTTGTTCAGGATCCTTAGACTTCTCATACTCCTTTTGTGCTTCAATCATCTTCTTCTTATAGAACACACGTTCACTGAAAATCTTCTCCACAATTTCTGGGAACAATCCCTGATGAGAATGTGTGTAACAATATCCATTCGCCGCCATAGCAACATTCTTGTTTTGAAGAAACGTGGCATAATCCGTTTCATTCTCCAATAATTGTTCAGGAGTGCAATCGGCTGTGAATTCCTGCTTCATTGTCTCTGGACTCATATTGTATTGCATGATGATACTAGGATACAGAGAGGCGGCGTCGAAACTCACCACCCAATCATACTTGCCAGGAGTGGGTTCTTTCACATAGGCACCGGCAATTGTTCTACCTTCATTATCCTTCTTTTGATGAACAATAATGTTCTTGGCCCAGAGATGATTATGAAGAATGGAATCCCAGGTTCGCACCGCCGAGAAGATGTCTGTGAAATTACACTTGGCGTCATACGCCATTGTAATAACCAATTCAATCAACTTCATCTTATCTTCCAAGGCATCTACTAGTTCTACGTCAATGACGTTATACTCCACGAACGATTG